TGCTCGCTGCTGGTGCTGGCCGGTGTGAGCAGCATGGTGGTCGGGGCGTTTCTGAAGGGGATCGTGGCTGGCTGCATCACGCTGGGGATGGCATTGATCCTCCTGGGCATCCTGGGCCGAGCCAGCTTGGAGCGCGAATGATGGCCTTGGATCTCTTAGCGCCGATCATGCGACAGGCGCCCAAGCCGATCTTCCCGACGGTGATGGCGGGCGAGACGGCGACGGGCCGGATCACGCCGCGCAACTACCAGGCCATGGTGCAGGCCGACAACTCCTGGGTCTACGCCTGCGCGCGGGTCAACGCGCAGAACGTCGCGAAGGTCGAGCTGCGACTGTTTCGCCGGATGCGCGAGGGGAAGCGCGAGCCCGTCTCGGAGCATCCCTGGCTGGAGCTGCTGCGGACGGTCAATCCGCACATGAACCGGTTTGATCTGCTGGAGCTGACCGATCTCTCCCTCGAGCTGATCGGCAATGCCTACTGGTATCTGGCGCCCCAGCGGCTGACGAATCCGCTGAGCGGCCAGCGCATCCCCGGAGAAATCTGGGTGCTCCTGGGGCAGTATGTGCGCGTCATTCCCGGCCGGGAGCAGCTGGTCGCTGGCTATCTCTATACCCCGCCGGGGACCATCCAGCCCATCGCGTTTGGTTTCGAGGAGATCGTCCACTTCAAGCTGCCGAGCCCCGAGAGTGTGTACTACGGCAAAGGGTGCGTCGAGGGTGGACGCTTCGCGGTCGATAGCAACGAGTTGCAGAAGCGGTATGAGATCGGGCTCTTCAAGAACATGGCGCGCCTCGAGGGTGTGCTCATGACGGACAAGGACATGGGTGAGGAACAGGTGCGACGCTTCCGAGCGGAGTGGAATCGGCTCTATCAGGGCGCGGAGCGCGCCGGCAACATCGCGATCCTGCAACGCGGACTGAAGTACGAAGCGATCGCCGCCACCCCCAAAGACCTCGATTATCTGCGCGGGCGAATCGCCACGCGGGAAGAGATCTGCGCGGTCTTCGGCGTCCCGCCATCCAAGCTGGGACTGGTGGAGGACGTGAACCGGGCGAACGCCGAAGCCAACGACCTCACCTATCAGAGCGAGACGATCCTGCCTCGGCTGCGTCGGCTGGAGGAGAAGATCAATGAGCGGATCATGCCGATGTACGATCCGACGCTGGAAGTCGAATTTAACAATCCCGTGCCTCGCGACAACGAATACGCGCTCAAGAAGCGCGACTCGGATCTGGATCATGGCATCCTCACGATCAACGAAGTCCGGGAGGATGACGGCAAAGAGCCGGTGGAGTGGGGCGATCAGCCGCTGCCGTCTGTCCTGTCCGGGCCACCCAATCTCGGGCTGGGCGGAGATGGGACATCGGCTGGCAATGGCAAGGCGCTGACGAAGGCTTCACGAGAGTCGGTGTGGGTGCGGTTCATCCACGCCACGCGGCCAGCCGAGAAAGCGATGCGGACGGCGATGCGGCTGTTTTTCACCCAGCAGCGGCGGATCATCGAGGCGAACCTGGACAAGCTGAAAGCCTATCCGCGGCTGCAACGAGACCTCCTCGCCGCCTACATCCTGTTTCCGATGGCGAAGGAGCAGGAGCGCTTGGCGGCTGCCTCGCGGCCGCTCATCGAGCAAGCGGTGCAAGTTGGGGCGACGTTTGGGAGCGCCGGAGTCGGTGAGGTGGATTTTGATGTGCTCAATCCGCTGGTGCTTGAAGCCGTGCGAAAGCGTGTCGCCTTCTTCAGCAAGCGGATCAATGAGGAAACCGCGCGAGCGCTAACGGAGCAGATCCGCCAAGCGCTCCAAGAAGGCGAAGACATCCTCCGCATTGCGGAGCGGATTGAGGACGTCTACGACCAGGCGATCGGCTTTCGGAGCCTGCGGATCGCCCGGACCGAAGTCATCAGCGCGAGCAATCGCGGTGCCTTGGCGGCCTATGAGGCGGGCGGGGCGCAAAGCAAGCAGTGGGTGACGGCTGGCGACGAGCATGTCCGAGAAACCCATCAGGCGGCCGAGGGACAAGTCGTGGGGCTGAATCAAAAGTTTATCGTCGGCGAGGCGCTCCTGGATCATCCGGGCGATCCAAGCGGCCCGCCTGAGGAGATCATCAACTGTCGATGCACGATCGTACCGGTCTTACGGTGACGAGGAGGAGACGATGAATGTAGCGCTTGACGATGCCCGGGTGATCCGGGTGCGATTGGATACGCCGGAGGGCCGCGCCTTGCGGCAGGCGCTGGGCCTGGAGGAGGCTGTGCCAGAGCTGGTGCGGGCCTATTGCCTGGGCGAATGGAAAGCCGCCGAGGATGGGCAGCGGCCGGTGCTCATCACGACCGATGACGAGGATCGGATGGGCGACGTCATCGTGCCGGAGGGCGCGATTCTGGAGCACTACCGCAAGAATCCCGTCATCCTCTGGGCGCACGACTATACCCTGCCGCCCCTGGGCAGCGCGCAGTGGATCAAGCGGACCGACCACGGAATCCTTGCCAAGCCGCGCTGGGCCAGCACCGAGTTCGCTCAGCAGATCAGGCTGCTCTATGACGAGGGCCACATGCGGGCCTGGTCGATTGGGTTCATTCCGAAGGCGTGGGAGGACATCCAGAGCAAGGACACGGACAAACCGGGCATCACGGGCCGGCGCTACACGAAGTGGGAGCTGCTGGAGTTCTCGGCGGTGCCCGTCCCGGCGAATCCCAACGCGCTCTCGCTGGCGATCAAGAGCGGCCTCCACGTGAGTGCTGGCCTCGTGAAACAGTTGGGGCTGCCGGAGCGCGAGGAAGTTGACGCTAAGACGATTCTCCAGGTTCCCGTTGGCACAGAGCCGGTCGCGGGACACCAGGAGGCGCAGACCGTGTCGCATGCTCAGACGGGTGAGCGCGAAGTGGAAGACTTCAGCGCGCTCCATGCCACCTGCGGCGCGAACGTCTATCGCGAGCGGCTGCTTGGGACATTAAATGCCAAGGCCGATCAGCCTCCGACCGTCGTGCAAACGCTTATCTTGAGCAAGGAACAGTTCCCGACTGCCGAGGACGCCACGCAGTGGGCCAGCGAACATCAGTTTCGCGCTGACAAGGTTGATGAGACCGAGGACAGTTGGCGGCTGCGGCAGCGCGATCCCAGCGACTTCGATCCGGAGAGCCTCCGGACGATCACGCTGACTGAGGGTGTGCAGGCGGTCATCGGCCACCTGAAGCAGCGCGCGATGGCCGAGACCACGCAGCAGGCACTCGACCAGGTGCTGACCGAGCTGGCCGAGGTGAAGGCCGAGCTGACAGCGGTCACGCAGCGGATTCGAGCGCTCGAAACCGAACAACCAGAGACCGTGCGGATACGGATTGCCGTGGATGGCGAGACGGAGGCCCACATAGAGCCCGTGATTCGAGTCGCAGGCGCATCGCTCACGAAGGCCGAGCTGGCCAAGGTGTTGGGCGAGGCGATCGACGGACGCATCCGGAAGCTCACCGGCATCGTGTCGTAGTCCACATCACAACCTTAAGGAGGAGAACAGATGAGTGGAGCCGTGAAAGAACTCAGCATGGAAGAGTTCAAGGGGCTCATCGGCCAGGTCGTCGATGAGAAGCTCGCCCCGCTGACGAAGGTCGACCGGAAGTACGGCGCCTTCCCGGGCGTGAACGAGGAGGAGCTGGATAAGCTCGCGTGGGCGGAGAAGTTCAAAATCTTCCTCCGCGCGCTCGTGCGGGGCCAGGTCGACGTTTGCACCCAGCTGCAGTCCAGCTGGGCGAATGCGTCCCAGATCAAGCAGATGGCCGAAGGGACGGATGCCGCCGGCGGCTTCTTGGTGCCGGAGGAGTTCCGCGCGGAGGTGATCCGGATCATCCCGAAGTACGGGGTCTTCCGCCGCTTGGCCAGGGTGATCCCCATGAACACGGACACGCTGCGCATTCCACGCCAGACGGCGACGGTGAGCGTCAGCTGGCCGGGTGAGGCCAAGAAGGGCACGGGCTCCAAGCCGACCTTGGGACAGGTGCTCTTGAACAGCAAGACGATGGTCGGGCTGTGCAGCTACTCGCTGGAGTTTTTGGCCGATGCGGGGCTGCCGGTCATCCAGTACCTGCAGACGATCTTCGCGGAGGAGTTCGGGGGTGAGGAGGACGCCCAGGCCTTCACGGGGACCGGGGTGCCGTTCGTCGGGGTCTTCAACGCGAGCGGGGTGAACGTCTACCAGATGGCCACCGGCAACACGGCGATCGCCAACCTGACGATCGACGACCTCATCAAGGCCTCCGATAAGGTGAGCGAGGACGTGGACGAGGGGTCGATCTACCTGTTCCACAAGGCGGCGCTGTCCGTGTTGCGCCAGCAGAAGGTCGGGACGACCTACGCCTTGGCTCCGGCTTCGCAAGGAGTACCGGGCACGATCGTCGGGATGCCGTGGTACACCAGCAAGAAGCTGCCGAGCGCGCCGGCGCTGAACACGGCCTTCGCGATCTACGGGAACTTCAGCTACGCGTTTCTGGGGGATCGCGAGCAGATGACGATCGCTGTCACCCGCGAGGGGACGATCGGGACGGACAACCTGTTCGAGCAGAACATGGCCGGCCTGCGGATCACGGAGCGGATCGCGATCGACATCGCGGTGCCGAGCGCGTTTACCGTGATCAAGACGGCGGCGTCATAAGCCAAGGGAATCGCTGTATGCAGAATCCGAGTCAGCGGGTTGGGTTGGTTCTACGGGGCGCTCTGACTAGCGCCCCCTCACTCGGAGGAGGATCCAATGGCACGTGAGATCAAAAGCGCGATCAACCCGAACAACGCCCAGGCGCCGGCTGCGGTCACCGCGTCGGCGAACACGACCGGCCTGGACTGCTCGGGGTACGAGGAAGTGCTGTACCTGTTGGCCGTGGGTGCGGTGACCGGCACTACCCCGACCCTGGATGTGAAAGCGCAGGAATCGGCCACGCAGGGCGGCACGTATACGGACATCGCCGGCTCGGTCTTCGCGCAGATCACGAATGCGAACCATTCGCTGCATCTGAATGCGCGGGTGACTCCGGCGAAACCGTTCCAGCGCGTCGTGCTGACGCTGGGCGGCACCACGCCGAACTTCACCATGGCGGTGATGCAGCTGCGGTGCAATCCGCCGCTGCTGCCGGCGTCCGCTGGCTCGTAAGGCGTCTGTGGAGCTGGGCGGGGCGGCCGCAAGACCGCCTCGCCTAGACCCTCAATGTCGTTGAACAACCCGCTGACCTTGAAAAAGAGCTTCGAGGAGCCGCCGATGGAACGGATGGTCGGCGGGCCGAAGACACGACGCCGCAGCCGCTTCTTGACTCGGTTTCTGCCCGGGTGGGCTCGGCGTGCTGTTGCCGATCTCGAGCCAGAAGCATCAGAGGATGCGGAGAACGAGGACAAGGAATGGCGCTGACCACCCATAGCCGCGTCAAGGAATACCTCGGCATCAAGCCCGATGACGCCAGCAAGGACGCGATGCTCGCGGAGTTCGTCGAGCGCGTCAGTGCCACCATC